GAATCCGCCGCATGGCGGTCGACTCGGGTTACCGCCCCGGCGACAAGTGGAAGCGGCCGGACCACATGGTCTACGCCTTTGCGCGTCAGTACGCCGGCCGCGTGATCGCGACCAAGGGTCACGACTCACAGTCGAAGCCGCTTGCGCCGTCCATGATCGACGTGACCGTGCGCGGCCGGCTGGTGAAGAACGGGCTGCAGCTCTGGCACGTCGACTCGGACTACTTCAAGTCGTGGGTGCATGCGCGCCTGCAGTGGCCGGCGGATCAGCCGGGCGCGTGGCACGTGCCGCAGGACGTGACCGACGACTATTGCCAGCAGGTGACGGCCGAGGCCCGGGTGCCGAAACCGTCGGGCCGCGTGGTCTGGGTACGCATCCGAAAGGACAACCACCACCTCGACTGCGAGGCGCTGAACGTGGTTGCGGCGCACTCGCTCGGCGTGCACCGGCTGCGCGAGAAGGCGAAGCAGGAATCGTCGCCGCTCGACGCGGTAGAGGCGCCGCCGGGCACCGACCCGCATAAACCGAACGAGATCCGCCGCCCAGCCGCGCCCGCGAGGCGCCGCGGCGACTGGGTTCGCAACTGGTGAGGACATGACGACTCCGACGCAAGTACCCGCTGAACTGATCGCCGGCGACACGTGGGACTGGACCCGTGCGCTCGCCGACTATCCGGCGGGCACCTGGTCGGCGGTCTACTACTTCGAAAAGGCAGACCACAACTTCAGCGTCTCGTGCACGTCCTCCGGCACGACGCACGTCGCGACCGTGGCCGCGGGAACGTCGGTCGGGTATCGCCCGGGTCGCTACCGCTGGCGCCTGCTCGTGACGAGCGGCGCAACGCGGAAGACGGCGGAGGAGGGCTGGCTCGAGGTGCTGCCCGACCCGGCCGCCGCCGGCAACGTGGACCACCGTTCGACGGCGCGGATCATGCTCGACAACGTCGAGGCGTATCTCCGCGACCCGAGCAACCTGCAGGCCGCGAACTTCGCGCTTGGTGGCCGTTCGCTCGTGAAATGGAACCGCGCCGACCTGCTGGTCGAGCGCGACAAGCTCTTGGCCGAAGTCCGCTCCGAGGATGCGGCGGACCGCACGGCGCAAGGCCTCGGCAGCCCGCGGCGGCTTTACGTGAGGTTCGATCGACAATGAGCGTTTGGAAGACCCCGCTCGGACAGGCAACGCTCGAACGACTGCGCGCCGAGGTCGAGAACCGCGAGCGCGAGACGGCTCGCCGGCGATCGCAGCGCATGTACGCGGCGGCCCGCCCGTCGCGCTTGGCGTCGGGCTTCGGCGGCGCCGGCACGAGCGCGAACGCCGAGCTCTATTCGAGCCTGACCGCGCTGCGGGACCGCTCGCGGCAACTGATTCGCGACTCGTCCTATGCGAAGCGGGCGCGCAAGATCATCACCGACAACGTGATCGGCACCGGCATCGGCATGCAGCCGGCCGTCCGCGGCACCCGCGGCGAGCTGCGCAAGCCCGTCAACCAGGCGATCTATGATGCGTGGTGGAACTGGTGCCGGGCGACGTACTGCCACACCGGCGGCGAGCTGCACTTCTGCGACCTCGAGCGGCTGGCGATGGGCGAGGTGTTCGCGGCCGGCGAGACGATCATCCGCGTGCACCGGTCGGCGTTCGGCGGCTCGTCGATCCCGCTGGCGCTCGAGATCATCGAGCCGGAGCGGCTGGCCGATAACCTGGCCGAGCCGGGCCCGCTCGCCAGCGGTGCGAAGGTCGTGCAGGGCGTCGAGGTCGATCGCTTCTACCGGCCGATCGCGTACTGGATCCGCAAGCTGCACCCGGGCGAGTACCGCTTTGCGATGGGCGAGGTGGACCGCGTCGAGCGCGTGCCGGCCGAGGACATCATCCACCTGCGCATCATTGACCGCTGGCCGCAGGTGCGTGGCGAGCCGTGGATGCATGCCGTCATTCGCAAGCTGGCGGACATTGACGGCTACACCGAGGCCGAGATCGTGGCGGCCCGCGCCGCGAGCATGTACTTCGGCACGATCGAGTCGAGCGAGGACACGGCGGCCCTCGGCGAGGAGCAGGAAGACGGCACGTACCAGCTCCCGCTCGAACCCGGCATGGTCGAGAAACTCGCGCCCGGCGAGAAACTCAACTTCGTCAACCCGAACCGGCCGAACTCGGCGCTTGATCCGTTCCTGCGCTACATGCTGCGGGAAATGGCCGCGGGCTGCGGCACGAGCTACGAGAGCCTGAGCCGCGACTACAGCCAGTCGAACTACTCGAGCTCGCGCCTGGCGCTCCTCGAGGACCGCGACACCTGGCGCGCGATCCAGCAGTGGTTCATCCGCAGCTTCCGCGCCGAGCTGCACCGGGTATGGATGCAGCAGGCGACGGCCGCGCGGGCGATCCCGGGCCTATCGTTCGCCGAGTACGCCTCGGACCCCGACAAGTTCGCCGCGGTCAACTTCAAGCCGCGCGGCTGGAGCTGGGTCGATCCGACGAAGGAAGTGAAGGCGTACAAGGAAGCCGTCATGGCCGGCTTCACGACGGTTTCCGACGTGATCGGCCAGACCGATCCGCAGGGCCGCGACGCCGAGGAAGTGTTTGAGCAGCGCGAGCGCGAGCTCGCCGAGCTCGAGGAGATCGGCCTCGTGTTCGACACCTCGCCCGAGGTGTACGTGAAGCCCGAGCCGGCCGCGAGGGCGCCCGCCCCGGCCGCAGCGCCCGAACCCGAACCGGAAGACGACCAGGACGAGCCCGCGCCGACGCGCGTCGTGGCTCTGCGGAGGTAACCGATGACCGAGAAACGAACGATCCCGCTGCAACTGCGGGAGGCCGAGGTGTGCGCGTTCGAGACGCGCGCCGCCGATGCCGAGGGCCCGGCGACGATTTCCTTCGCGCTGTCGAGCGAGGCGCCGGTCGAGCGCTTCTTCGGCACCGAGATCCTGTCGCACGAGTCGGGCGCGGTCCGCATGGAGCGGATCAAGAAGCGCGCGATGCCGCTCCTGTTCAATCACAACTGGGATGACCCGGTCGGCATGGTGGACACCGGCGAGCTGCGCGACGGCCGTCTGTACGTGGACGCGCACCTCTTCGATACCGACCGGGCGCAGGAGGTCGCGGCGATGCTGGCCGGAGGCCTGCGCAACGTGTCGGTCGGCTACCGCATCCACGACGCCGAGGAAGACCGCAAGAGCGGCGAGTTCCGCGTCACCGATTGGGAGCCCTACGAGGCGTCCATCGTCACCATTCCCGCGGACCCGTCGGTCGGCATCGGCCGCTCGGGCGAGCACCAGTTCGAAGCCTCAATCCGTTCCATCAACCCGGCGAACACCGCCGACAGGAGCACTGCGATGACCGACAACGTCAACGCCCCGGCGGGCGCAAGCGCCGATGAGCAGGGCCGCCAGCCGACCCAGAACTCGCTCGACCTCGAGCGCCAGCGCACCCGCACGATCGAGTCGATTTGCAAGGCCAACGGCATCGACGACAACGTGCGCAACCTCTGGATCACCAGCGGCACGCCGATCGACAAGGTGGGCGACGAGCTCCTCGCGATCCTCAAGGAGCGCGGCGAGAAGAACCCGCAGTCGGTGACGAAGCTCGGCCTCTCGGAGTCCGAGACGAAGCGATTCAGCCTCGCCCGCGCGATCCTCGCGGTGCGCGACGACAACTGGTCCAAGGCCGGCTTCGAGGCCGAGTGCTCGCGTGAGATCGCGCAGCGCATGGGCCGGGTGCCGGACCCGAAGCGATTCTTCGTGCCGCTCGAGGTGCAGCACGACCAGCGCATCAACCGCAGCGACCTGACGAAGCGCGACCTCACCGTCGCCTCGGCGGGCGGCGGCGGCTACCTGGTCGAGACGCAGAACGTTGGCTTCATCGAACTGCTGCGCAATCGCGCCGTGGCGATGCGGCTCGGCGCCATGTCGCTGCCGGGCCTCGTCGGTAACGTGACGATCCCGCGCCAGAGCGTCGCCGGCACGGCCTACTGGCTCGCCTCGGAGTCCACCCAGATCACCGAGAGCCAGCAGACCTTCGTGCAGGTTGCCCTGTCGCCGAAGAACGTCGGCGCGTACACCGAGATCAGCCGCCAGCTGCTCCTGCAGAGCTCGCCGGCGGCCGAGTCCATCGTGAATCGCGACCTCGCGGCGATCGTGGCGCTCGCGGTGGACCAGGCGGCGATCAACGGCTCGGGCGCCTCAGGCCAGCCGACCGGCATCATCAACACGGCCGGCATCGGCTCCGTGTCTGGCACGTCGATCGCCTACGCCGGTCTGCTCGAGTTCCAGACCGACGTGGCGTCGAACAACGTCGAACCGGTGCGTGGCGGCTACGCCACGACGGCGGCGGTGGCGGCGCTCCTCATGCAGCGCGTCAAGTTCACCAACACGGCCAGCCCGCTCTGGGACGGCAATGTCTGGGACGGCAACGTCTGCGGGTTCCCGGGTCTGTCCTCGGCGCAGATGCCCTCGGCGAACATCCTTTTCGGCGACTGGAACGAGTGCGTCATCGGCGAGTGGGGCGTCCTCGAGATCGAGGTCAACCCGTACGCCAACTTCCAGGCCGGCATCTGCGGCGTGCGCGCGATCTACTCGGTGGACGTCGCCGTCCGCCGGCCGTTCGCGTTCTCGCTGGCCACGTCCGTCACCTGATCGTGGCTCTGACCGCTCAGGGTTCCGCGCTCGTCGCCGGGGGCAACCCCGGCGGCGGGGCGGCGGCCTCGGCCCGAGTGCTCGTCGTGCGCGCGTTCTGCGTTCGCGGCGAGCGCCAGGAGCCCGGCGCCATCATCGAAGTCTCGGCACTGCTCGCCCGCGAGCTGGTGTCCGTCGGCAAGGCGGCATGGCCGCCCGAGAAAGCCGCCGAACCGCCCGCCGAGAACCCCACCGCACAGTCCGCCCCGCCGCCGCGGCGCGGCCGGCAGAAGGAGTAGTTCCATGCTCGGAAACGAAGCAGACGCCGCGAGCACCACGCTCGCACTGGCCGCGGCATCCTATTCGGCCGGCGCCAACAACGGCGCTTGGGTCGACTGCCGCAATATCGAGGGCGATGTCCTCGTCTCGATCAACGTCGGCGCACGCACCGGCAGCATCGCGTTCAAGATCCAGGACGCCACCGACGGCAGCGGCACCGGCTCGGCCGACGTGTCCGGCCTGACGCTCGCGGACATCGGCGCCAGCGCCAGCTCGAAGATCGTCTTCCCGTCCACGTCGGTGCGCGGCTTCGTGCGACTGGTGGCGACCGTGACGACGGGCCCGGCCCTGATCGCCGCCACGGTCCACGGACGGCCGAAGAACTTCTGATGTTCGAGTCCGACGCCGACCGAGAGGCCATGTTGCGCGCTCTCGGCGGCGTTTCCTTTGCCGCGCCGCTCGGCCTGTTCGTCGGCCTGCTGGATCGCGACTACGTGGGCGTCGGAGACGTGCCGGTCGAGTCGGAGGCCATTCGCATCACCGCGCGCAGCTCCGACGTCGAGCGACTGCGCGTGTCGGAGGGCTCGGCGCTGGTGGCCGACTCCGGCACCTACATCGTGCGCGGCGTGCAGCCCGACGGGCTCGGCATGACCGTGCTCGTGGTCGAGGGCCCGTGAGCCACCTTCGCAAGCAGATCCGCGACGCCGTGGTGACGCGGCTCGCCTCGCTCGGCGGCGTGCATGTGTCGCGGGTGCATCCCGTGGCGCAGGACGCGCTGCCGGTGTTCCTGGTGCAGATGGGCGCGGAGTCGATCGCCGCGCAGCAGTTCCAGGCGCTGTCCCGCACGCTCGCCGTCACGATCGACGTGCGTTTCGACGGCGACCAGCTCGACGACGCGCTCGACGCGCTGCTCGTGTCGATCGAGGCCGCGCTCAACGGCAACCTCGGCGGCCTCGTCGTGCTGTTCGTGCCCACCGAAATCGATTCCCCGACCCTGAGCAGCAGCGGTAACGCGCCGCTCGGGTCCGCCCGCATCACCTACCAAGCCACCTACCGGACCGGCCTGACGACGCCGGAAGCCACCATCTAGGAGTCACGATCATGTCCAACCCGGCAGCAGGCGTATTCAAGCAGTTGGCCTACAAGGCCGAGGCGACCTTCGGCACCGCGCCGGGCCAGGCGTCCGCCCAGGCGCTGCGGCGCGTCACCTCGTCGCTGGACCTCTCGAAGGAGACGTACCAGTCGAACGAGATCCGCACCGACCTGCAGATGGTCGACTTCCGCCACGGCGTGCGCCGCGTGCAGGGCACCATCGCCGGCGAGCTCTCCCCGGGCACGTACAAGGATTTCGTCGCGGCGGCGCTAAAGAAGGACTTCGCGGCCGTGACCGCGAGCACCAGCGTCAGCCTGACGATAGCGACCTCGGGCAGCTATTACACCGTCACGCGCTCGGCCGGGTCGTTCCTCTCCGACGGCTACAAGGCCGGCATGGTCATCCGGCTGACCGTCGGCTCGCTGAACGCGCTGAACATCTCGAAGAACCTGCTGATCCTGAACATCAACAGCGCGACCGTGCTGCTCGTCACGCCGCTGAACGGGACGGCGATGTTCGCGGAAGGCCCGATCACGGGCTGCACGGTGACCGCCGTCGGTAAGGTGACCTACGTCCCGACCACCAGCCACACCGACAAGAGCTTCGCGTTCGAGCACTGGTACAGCGACCTCGTGCAGTCCGAGCTCTTCCTCGGCTGCAAGATCGCGAAGCTCGGGCTCGCGCTGCCGCCGACCGGCATCGCCACGGTCAGCATGGACGTGATGGGGCAGGACTACGCCGACACGACGGCGAAGCGCGGCGCGGTGGCGCTCACTTCCCAGTATTTCACCACGCCGACGGCCGCGACGACCTCGGGCGTGCTGGCGGCCGTGAACGGCGTCATCGCCGGCGGCGGCGCCAAGCTCGCGAACGTCACCGGGCTGTCGATCGACATCGCGGCGAACTACACCGGCGACCCGGTGGTCGGCCAGAACATTGTGCCTTTCCTGTTCGCCGGCCGCGTGCTGGTCAGCGGCCAGATGACGGCCTATTTCGACTCGATCACGCAGCGCGATGCGTTCGTGAACGAGACGCTCACCGACGTGATCCTCGCGCTCGGCGTCGACAATACCGGCACCAGCGAGTTCATCTCGGTGGCGCTGCCGGCCGTGAAGTTCGGCGGTTCGGCGAAGGACGACGGCGAGAAGGGCCTCGTGCAGACCATTCCCTTCCAGGCCGTGATGGACACCACGGGCAGCGCCACGACGACGGACACGTACCAGACGACTGCCATGATTCAGGACAGCCTGGCTTAACCCCCGAGCACCGACCGGCGCCGGTTCGCCTCCTTCGCGGGTGGCGGCCGGCGTCGGCACGGGCATCACTCCCACCCGCGAGGTAACCATGAACGACAAGCCCAAGGGCTTCGACATCGCCGACGTCGAGGACGTCGTCGAGGCCGAAGTCGAGATCAAGGACCCGGTGACCAACGCCGGCACCGGCATCATCTTTCGCGTCGGCGGGCCCGAGTACGGCCCGCGCAAGCGCATCGTCTCCGACCGCACCCGGCGCATGGCGGTGACCGCCTCGCGCACCGGCAAGGTGCCGATCCCCGGGCCCGAGGAGTCCGAGGAGCTCGAGACGGACCTGCTCGTCGCTGCCACGATCGGCTGGACCGGCCTCATCATGCACGGCGAGCCGCTGGCCTTCTCCAAGGAAGCCGCGCACAAGCTCTACACCGACCCGCGCCGGCGCTGGCTGCGTCAGCAGGTGAAGGACGCGCTCGACGATCGCGAGAATTTTACGCGGCGCTCCGTGGCAGCCTGATCGCTGCCGCCGAGCGCGAGTACGATCTGGGCGCGCGGCAATCGGACGGCGAGACGCTGCGCACCCACCTGCAAGCCCTGGCCGAACGCGGCCACGTCGACCCGCGCCTCGAGCGGCTGCCGATCCCGGCGGAGGTCGCGGGCCTGTGGTCGGTGTTCGTCACGCTCGCGGCCTGCCGCCGCACCGGCTTCGGCGCCGCGCCGCTGTGCCTCGCCGACCTCGAGGCGTGGTCCCGCCTGACGCGCACGCCTCTCACGCCCTGGGAACTCGACACCCTGATCGCCATTGATGCCGCAGCGCTGGCGGCGTCACACCCGAGATCCGCATGAGCACGACCGTCTCCACCCTCGTTATCGAAATGGCCGCGAACGTCGCGCGCCTGCAGTCCGACATGAACTCGGCGAAGGGCATGGTCGGCGGCGCGATGAACGAGATCACGCGGGTGACGGACATCGCGAAGAAGGCGCTCGCCGCGCTCGGCGTCACGGCCTCGATCGCCGGGCTGGCCAGCATGGTGAAGGGCGCGATCGACGCCGCGGGCGCGCTGTACGACCTCTCGCAGAAGACCGGCGCCAGCGTCGAGGCGCTGTCGGCGTTCCAGGCGGTCGGCAAGCTCTCGGGCACCACGGCCGAGCAGATCGGCGGCGCCATGGCGAAGCTGGCGAAGAACATGGCCGTCGCCAACGAGGACTCGAAGGGCACTGCGCAGGCGATCAAGGCGCTCGGACTCAACTTCGAGGACTTCCGGCGCCTGAAGCCCGACGAGCAGATGCAGACCGTCGCGAAGGCGATGAACGCATTCGCCGACGGGTCCGGCAAGACGGCGGTCGCGATGACGCTCTTCGGCAAGGCCGGCGCCGAGCTGCTGCCGTTCATGAACGACCTGGCCACGGCCGGCACGCTGAACGCGAAGATCACCTCCGAGCAGGCGGCCATGGCCGACCACTTCGGCGACAACCTCGTCAAGCTCAAGGCGTCCGGCGAGGGCTGGAAGCGCGAGCTGGCCATGGGCATGCTGCCGGCGCTCGATGCCGCCGGCCAAGCCTTCCTCGACGTGATGAACGGCTCCGGCGGGCTGCGCGAGTCGATCCGCAAGCTGGCCGCCGACGGGTCCATATCGAACTGGACCCGGCAGGCGATCGTCGGCCTCACCTACGTCATGGACATGATGTCGGGCGTGAAACGGGTGTTTCAGTCCGTCGGCGAGGTCATCGGCGGTTCGCTGGCGATCATCGGTTCGTCGGTCTCGGCGCTGGCCGCCGCTGCGAAGAAGCTGCTCTCCGGCGACTTCGCCGGCGCGCTGGCGGATGTCCGCGCCGGCATGAGCCAGGCGAAGACGATCGCGAAGGACCTGGGCGGCACGCTGTCGGACATATGGTCCGAGGAGACGACCGGCCAGAAGATCCGCGCCCGCATTGCCGAGGTCGAGAAGCTCGGCGCGACCTCGCAGGCCGTGAAACCGCAGATCGACATGCGCGCGGAGATCGAGGGCAACACGAAGGCCACGCGCGAGCAGGCCAAGGCGCAGCAGGAGGTCCTCGAGAAGATCAAAGTCACGGCCGACTACCAGCTCGAATACATCACCGTCACCGCCGAGCGCATCGAGGTCGATAAGCAGGCCAATGCCGCGGCGATCGCCGAAGCGAACCGGGCGCAGGAGTGGGCGAAGACCTCCGAGTCGATCTTCGATGGCCTGACCGACGCGATTTACCGCAGCGCAGCCGAGGGCGAGAAAATCTGGGCGAGCCTCGCCAGCGCGGTGAAGGGCCTCTTCCAGAACCTCGTGCTGCAGCCGACGATCCGCGCCGTGATGGGCCCGGTGGCGGGCGCCATGGGCGGGCTGATGAGCGGCACGGCCTCTGCGGCGGGCGGCGGCTCCGGTGGCGGCGGGATGCTCTCGACGCTCGGCAGCCTCGGCGGCCTGACCGGCCTCGGCAGCATGTTCGGCAGCGGCCTGGGCTTCGGCCTGATCGGCGGATTCGGTGGCGGCATGGGCATCGCGGGCACGCTGAGCGCGGGCGCGTCCATGTTCACCGGCGGACTGGCCGGCGGCATGGCGGGCATGGGCTCGGCGCTCGCGGGCGTCGGCGCGATGCTGGGCGCGGTGGCGCCCGTGCTCGCCGGCGTGTACGCGATCTACAAGGGCCTGAGTCGCGGACCGAAGGTCGTCAAGGAAACCGGCGTCACCGGCGAGATCGTCGGCGGCGACGCGACCGCGCGCCTCTACGAGAAGTGGAAGCAGTCCGGCGGCTGGATCGTCGGCGACCGCAAGGGCACGCGCTACAAAGACCTCGGCGAGGAGATGTCGACGGGCCTCGACCTCGCGGCGGCGGGCGTCTACGCCCAGATGGCCGAGTGGACGAAGGCGGTGGGCCTGCCGGCGATGAAGCTCGCCGAGGTCACGCACGCGATCTCGATCAAGATCGGCAAGGATGACGCCGAGACGCAGGCGAATATCGAAACCGCGCTCGAGGGCTACCGCGAGGCGCTGGCCGGCCGGTTCGCCGACCTGCTCGAGCCGTTCAGGAACGCCGGCGACACGCTCGTCGAAACGCTGCAACGGCTCACGGCGATCCAGTCCATGAGCGAGACGATCAACCAGTTCGGCGGCGTGTTCAGCCGGATCGCGCGGCTCTCGGTGGACGCCCGCGAGGAGCTGATCGGCTTCGCCGGCGGCATCGAAGCTCTGCTCGGCAAGGTGCAGTCGTTCGTCGGCGCCTACTACAGCGAGGGTGAGCAGGCCGCGATCGCCGCCAAGCAGATCAAGGATTCGCTCGCCGCCATCGGCATCGGTGCCGACGTGTCGAGCCGGGCCGACTTCCGCGCCCTGGTCGAAGCGGTGGACGTCTCGACCACCGAGGGCCGCAAGCAGCTCGACGCGCTGCTCTCGATCGCGCAGACGTTTGCGCCGGTGGCCGACTACCTCGGCAAGGCGGGCGGCACGCTCGCCGACCTCGCCGACCAGGCGCCGCAGTCCGAGCTGCTACAGAGCATCTTCGACGCCGGCCAGGTGCAGGGCGAGGCGCAGCAACGCACGGCGGACGGCGTGGAGCGGGTGAACGACGCCATCAACGCGCAGACCGACGCCACGGTCTCCGGCCTCGAAGCGCTGCGGGCCGAGGTCGCCGCGCTCAATGCGGCGATCACCTCCGGCCTCGCCGCCAACGCGCGCTCGATCACCGGCGCAATCGAAGCGCTGCCCTGACGCGTGGCGACCTATAACGTCAGCCTGACCGAGGCCGCGAGCGCGGCCGACAGCCTGCTCGCGCGCATGGTCTCGGACGCGCAGTTCGCCGACTGGCTCAAGGCCGACAACCGCCGCCGCTGCGTGCTCGTCGAGGCCGTCGCGTACTCGGGCGGCTCCGAGGTCACGCGCTACCTTTCGAACCTCGGCTACACCAGCGCGCCCGGCGAGTCGCCGGCGAACACCGCGTACGAGGACATCCTCACCGGCATTCCCGAGATTCGCTCGTACATGGGCGAGGCGTTCCGGGGCCGCTCGCTCATCACCTACGGCGACGTCGAGATCGACAACTCGGGCGGGGCCCGCGACGCCTGGCTGAATGACGCCTGGCACCTGCGCGAGATCCGCATCTACCTCGGCGACCCGAGCTGGCAGCGCTCGGACTTCCGGCTCGTCTTCAAGGGCGTGACCGACGACATCCGCGCTCGCGACGGCAACACGCTCGCGCTGCGGATCAAGGATCGGCAGGCACTGCTCGACGTGCCGCTGCAGACGGCCACGATCAGCGCCGGCACGCTCACCGGCCGCAAGAAGCCCGTGTGCTACGGCACCTGCTACCGCGTCCCGGCGCCCTCCGTGGACTCGTCCTCGCAGGTGTACCAGTGCAGCGATAAGCCGCTCTTGGCGATCGACGCCGTCTACGAGGACGGCTTCACGATCACCGGCTCCTGCCTGCTCGACCCGACCGGCGCCGTGTACGGCTGGGGCGCGGGCGGCGCGTTCGCGTACTCCGGCCACGCCATCGGCTACACGGCCGGCTTCGCCACGGCCGACGTGCGCAACGTCGAGTCCTACACCGGCGACATCGTCAAGCGCATCCTGATCGAGCGCGCCGGGCTCACCGAGGCGCAGATCGACCCGGCGGCCGTCACCGCCTGGAACGCGGCGGCGGGTGGCAACCGCTCGATCGGCTACTGGACGATGGAGGACGGAGTCACCGTCGCCGAAGCGCTCGATACGATCATGGCCGGCATCGGCGGGTACTACACCGTCGACCGCGACGGGCGGATCACGGGCGGCGTGTTCGACCGGCCGAGCCTCGCGAATTCGGTGCTGACGCTCACTGCCGACGACATCGAAGACGGCGAGGTCGAACTCCTCAAGCGCATTGTGCCGCCGCTGTCCGAGCGGCTAGGTTACACGCCCTACTGGGGCCTCGTCTCGTCGGTGAACACCGGCGCCGGGCTTACCGCGCAGCAGATCGCGCGCCTGCGCACGCGTTACGACGTGCACACCACGGCCTACACGCTCGGCTTCGAGCACCAAGGCTCGATCGGCGACCTCTCGCCGACGCTGTTCGCGTCCTCGGCGGGCGCGATCTCCGAGGCCAGCCGGCGCCGCGACCTGTGGAGCGACTTGCGCTTCGTGTTCCGCGTGCGGGCGTTCCTCGGCGCCCAGCAGGTAAAGATCGGCGACTGCGTCACGCTCACCGTGCCTCGCTACGGCTTCGACGCGGGCGAGAAGACGATCGTCGTCGGCATGCGCGAGACGATCACCGGCGGCTACGTCGAACTGGAGCTATTCCGCTGATGGCCATTCGATTCCTGCTGAAAAATCTGGTGGACCTCGCCACGCTCACGAGCAGTGACTTCGCCGCCTCGCTGCCGGTCACCAACCTGCAGGCCGAGGGCCGCGGCAAGGTCGCGCGCACATCGAACGCGACCGGCACCAAAACCATCAACGGCAACCTCGCGGCGGCCAGCTCGATCAACTGCGTCGTGCTGTCCAGGCACAACCTCACCAGCGCGGCCACCTGGCGCTTGCAGCTCTACAGCGCGGCGAACCAGGTGACGCAGGTCTATGACTCCACGGCCGTCACGCCGTCGCCCGCCGCCTCAATGTTCGCCGAGTGGGATGCCGGCTCGCAATTCTCCGTATTGTACTTCTCGACCGTCGCGAGCGTGCTCTCGTTCCGGGTCGAACTCGCCAACGCCACCAACCCGGCCGGCTACCTCGAGGCGAAGCGCCTGATGCTCGGCAGCTACTTCGAGCCGTCGATCAACGTCGAGTACCCGCTCAGCCTCGACTGGCGCGACGACTCGGTCCAGCGCCGCACCATGGGCTCGTCGATCCGCACCGACGGCCGGGCGAAGTACCGCTGCCTCTCCGGCTCCATGGGCCGCCTCACCGAGGCCGAGCGCGCCACGTTCGCCGATGCCTGCCGCTACGTCGGGACCTCCCGCGAGGTCTGGGTCAGCGCATGGCCGGACGCGACCGGCGCCCAGGAGCGCGACCACTCGCTCGTCGGCAAGTTCCGCTCGCTGCCGCGTTTCGCGAACCACGAGTACAACAATCACCGCGCGGCGTTCGAGATCGAAGAATCCTGACCACCCAACAAGGAAAAGAACGCCCATGGTTGACCTCGCCCGCTTCAGAGTCCCGGCCGGCTCCCTGGTCGTGGACGCCTCGCTCGTACTCGCGCTGCTATGGGGCGCGGCCACGATGACCGAGCAGCTCAAGGCCATCAATCTGCGCATCGACTCGCTGGAATCGGCGGCGATCCGCTCGAACTCTGACGCGCGCATCCTCGTCCTCGAGCGCCGCGCTGACGAAATGGCCGAATTCAAGGGCGAGATCCGCGCCCAGCTCGCGCGGATCGAGGACAAGCTGGACCGGATCGCGGGCACGCCATGACCCGCCGCACTGAGACCCGCTACGTCGTCTGGCACTGCTCGGCGTCGCGGCCCGGCGCCGACATCGGCGTCCGCCAGATCCGCGAGTGGCACATCTCGCCGCCGCGCAACTGGTCCGACATCGGCTATCACCTGGTCATTCGCCGCGACGGCATGATCGAAGCCGGGCGCCCGCTCGAAGAGATCGGCGCGCACGTCGCCGGACACAACTCCGACAGCGTCGGCGTCTGCCTGGTCGGCGGCCTCGACGAGCAGGGCGCGAGCTTCGGCAACCGCCCGGACCTGTTCACCCCGGCGCAGTGGGCGTCCGTTCGCATCGTCTATGAGCTGCTGCGCCGCATGTACCCGCACGCCCAGCACCTCGGCCACCGCGACCTGTCGCCGGACACCAACGGCGACGGCAAGATCACGCCGGGCGAGTGGCTGAAGACCTGTCCCGGATTCGACGTCCTGCAGGAGATCGTGAAGCTATGAACCCGACCCTCGCCGGCGCGCTGCGCTCGAAAACCGTCTGGCTGAACGTCACCCTCGCCATTGTCTCCGGCCTCGAGCTGTCCGGGGCTCACCTGACGACCCTCTGGGGCCCGAAGGTCGCCGCCGCGATCCTGCTCGTCGGCAGCCTCGCGAACCTCGCGCTCCGGGCCTACACGACCTCGAGCCTGGCGGCCAAGGCCAATGGCTGACGGCTCGCCGCCGAGCGCCTTCCTGCGCGACGCGCTCGGCTACCTGGACAGCCTCCGCCTGCTGATCGCCGCGAAGGACGCCGGCACCCTCGCGGACCCCGACGCGATCGAGCGGACGATCGCCCGGACCGAGGCGGCCGTGGCCCACGTCCTCGGGGTGCTGAAGCCATGAGCCTCCCCACCATCGACGCCGCCAAGGCCGCGATCGCGCCGTACACGCTCGCGATCAAGATCGCGGCCGGCGTGGTGCTACTGATCGCCGCCGCCGTCCTCTGGTGGCGGGTCGGCGTCTGGCACGACAGCCACCGGGCGCTCGGCCGCGAGGTCGCCAAGCGCGAGGCGGCCGAGGCCAATCTCGCCGCCGAGATCGCCTGCGAGCAAGGCACGCGCTGCGCCCAGCGGGCCGACGAGAACGCCCGGGCCGGTGCCGATGCCGTCCGCAAGGCCACCGAGGCCGCGCAGGAGGCCGCCAGAGCCGAGCAGGCCCGGGTCGCGGCCGAAGGGCAGGCCGCCGTCGAGCGCGCGGCTGCGGCCGCCAGCGAGGCGCGGGTAAGGCTCAGGGACGCGGAGGCGCGGCTGCGCAAGGCGATGGCCACGGATGCGAGCTGCGCAGCTCAGGCGGCGGAGGTCATCAAGTGCGCGTACTAACCATCATGGTTACCCTGGCGCTGGCTGGCTGCTCGACGACCCGCACGGTCGAGGTGCCGATCCCGGTCAACGTGCCCGGCCCGGTGCAGTACGTCCCGGTCCCGGCCGCGCTCCTGGAATGCGAGGACACCGGCGAGCCGCCGAAGAAAGGCGTGCCGCTCGGCGAACTGTTCGCGTGGGCGCAGCGGACGCGGGCGGCCAGTGTCGCGTGCATCGGGAAGATGGGGGAGATCAAGGGGCTCGCGACGCCGCCTAAGTAGCGTCTTTCGTAATTACAATCGACGGGAAATACAGGGTGTCCCCTGACGTGATCGCTGAGCGTACGGCGATGTCCAGCCGCGCTACCTCACCCATCGGCCCGAGCAGTGCTATTTTTGCGATAGGCTGGCGGGTCCATGCGTGGCGCGAGGCGTACAAGGCGCTCCCGGCGGTCAAGGCTGAATTGGTCTCAGAGCGCGCCTGCGAACCGCTGACGGCGTGCGGGCGGCGCATGGCGGCCCTAGCTGCCGAGGCGGAGCAAAAGGCCGCAGAGCGCGCCGCAGACGCCACGCGGGGCGCAGTCGAGCGGGAGGAACGGGCGCGGGCCGAAGCGGCTGCGTGGCGTGCGAAGTACCGCGCGGCTACGGCGTCGGACCCGGACTGCGCGGAATGGGCAAGTGCTGAAATTCGGTGTCCGCTATGAAGCCGATTGAAGCAACGGCATCGGGTCGGGCATGGCGCTCGGGAGCATTTGCAGAGCGATTAGCCCTCCCTTGGTTTTGCCGCATCGTTCAAAGCCAGCCTTCAGGTAGCAGTAGCCCGGGTCGCGCTTGGACTTAACCTTGCTTGCGTCAACGAATGTAACCATGCCGAGGGCTGGGGTAGGCCATATCCCGCGAGTGATCGCAACCGCTTCGCGAATCATCAATGACGATAGCCAGTTGGATTCGTTGCGGAACAGGCTATTAATCCACGCTCCAGGCCATTCGTGTTTAACGTATTCCGCGAACGGCCAGCTAGTCACCCATAGCGCGGAGCCGCCGGCGCCTTCATTCAGCAGTACAATACATCGACCGGGAGGGACGAACTGTGGCGACCCGATCTTCTGCCGGTTGTAATGCCGATCCGCAATGGCACATGCGCGCGGGGTTGCTCTATTTGCTAATGCCCACATTGCTTACCTCCGGCTGCGTCACCCGCGAAATCCGCGAGGTGCCGGTTCCCATCAAGCCCCCGTCCCTGTGCGTGACGGCCTGCCCGTGGTCTCGGGAGGTGCCGGCCACTAATGGCGCGTTGGCCGAGGCGTGGCGCGAGCGGGGCGAGGCGCTTGAGTGCATGGAGGCACGGCAACAGTGCATCAGGGACATGGTGGCGAATCCGTAGGCGGCGACTGCGCAACAATCACGCGCACAACCTCCGCGCACGCTTTGCAGTCGTTCCGGTCGGATGCGGCCAGCCGCTCGATTTGATAGAGCCGCTTCCGTGCCTCGGCCAGTTCGCGGCGTAGGCGGTCGTTTTCAATCTCGCACTGCTCCACCTTGCGCGGGCATGGGATCGGGCGTTCTCTGTCAGGGCAGGAACATGGGCGTCGTTCGGAGTCCGGCTGACCCAATGCTAACGCCGCGTCGATGCGGGTTACGAGCCGCGTC